AGATGGAGAATGAAGCTTAAGGCTACTTTTTCAGCAACTGATGTGAGACAGACCGATTACGTTAAATTTAGGGTGAATGATTAATGGGCATGCCGATCAATGAAGCTGAACTAAAGCAGAGAGTTGCGGATATGTCCAAAGAGTCGAAAGGCAATTTCGAGAAGCATCTCAAATGGATCAACCCTGAAAAGTATGAAGAATATGAGAGTAAGGGTTATTTCGAATCAGCAGATCAAGAGGATAATGGTTAATTTATGGCAAGACCTACGACTTGGAGCAAAGAATTAGAAGAAAAGGCATGGGAATATGTCGATGGTGGGTGGCTGGATCACGGAAATAAGGTACCTATGGTTGTAGGTCTTTGTTCATATATTGAACGATCACAGACAGTTATTTACGATTGGGCAAAGGATGAAGGTAAGCAGTTTGCGGACATCGTTAAAGCAATTGGCGAAAAACAGCAAGAAGTTTTGTTCGATAAATCGCTAATTGGGGACTATAACGCCTCTATGTCTAAGTTAATGCTCACTAAACATGGGTACAGTGACAAGGTCGATAGTGACTTGACTAGTGGTGGAAAACCAGTCAAGAACGAATGGCACATACACCCTACCGCACCGAGAAAAGATGCCGAGAGTTGATCTCAGGATCAGTGAAAAGCTCAAACCATTAATAGTCACCCCTAAGCGGATAAAGATTGCCGTAGGTGGTAGAGGATCGAGTAAGTCGATTGGGTTTGGCGACATTATGATCATGCGTGCCGACCAGGGTCATCGGATATGTGCAGCAAGAGAATTCCAGAACTCCATTGATGACTCCGTTCATGAGAACCTAAAAGAAGCTCTACTTAGAATGCAGCCAGCCGGCTTTGCAGTCATGGCCAAAGAGATCCGGTCAGCCAGTGGTGGTGAGATATTCTACAAGGGGTTGGCAAGAAACGTCACATCTATGAAGTCCATAGGTAATGTCGACGACCTTTGGATAGAAGAAGGTGAATCAGTAAGTGATAACAGCCTAAAGATACTCACACCCTCCATACGATCATCTGCTTCAGCGAACGATGGCGACCCACCAGAAATATGGATCTCAATGAACCGTGGCTCAGCTAATGACGCGGTTGCAAAGAAGTACCTATCTAGAGCAGAAACAGAATTACAGCGCTGTGGTTACTATGAAGACGATCTAATGATGGTGGTTGAATTGAATTGGCGTGATAACCCGTGGTTCCCTCCTGAATTGGAGCAAGAGCGAGCGGATGATGAGAAGAATTTGTCCACTGCTGAATACAATCATATATGGGAAGGCCACTACTACGATGAAGTGGAGAACTCAATCATACCCGTTGAGTGGTTCAATGCAGCAATAGACGCCCACCTTCATCCAGGTAAGGGCTTTAAGCCTCGCGGACTTAAGATAGTAACCCATGATCCTTCTGATACTGGCGCCGATCCTAGAGCTTTATGTGAGAGACATGGCTCGGTTGTTCTTGAAGTCAAAGAGCAAGAGCACGGTGATGTGAATGATGGCTGTGACTGGGCAACTGATTACGCTATAGATTGCAATGCTGACCTGTTCAACTGGGATTGTGATGGCTTGGGTGTCTCATTGAGGCGCCAGGTAGCAAGCTCTCTCGATGGCAAGCATATCAATTACTACATGTTTAAGGGTTCTGAAACACCTGACCAGCCAGAAGAAATATATCAAAAAGTTGGCTTAGAGATAGATCAAGCCAAACGCCGAACCAATAAGCAGACGTTTAAGAATAAGCGAGCACAGTTCTATTGGATGCTGCGAGATAGATTCTACGCAACATACCGATCAATCGTTAAGGGTGAATACATAGACCCTGATTCAATGATTAGCATCTCTTCAGGTGTGAGCAATATAAACAAGCTCAGGACTGAGGTGTGCAAGATCCCGAGAAAGCCAAACGGCAACGGGATGATACAGATAATGACCAAAAAAGACATGAAGGATAAATACGAAATCCCTTCTCCCAATATGGCTGATTGCCTAATGATGAGCATGTTCATTGAGCAGCCAGAAGAAGTGATCAATCTAGAATTCGACTCGGAGTGGTAATGGTAACAAAGCTGGAAAAAATACATACAACAGCTCTGAATCGGTACGACCAGGTAAGTACTGCCGAGAAGAACGGGAGACGCAAATCTGTTGAAGACATAAGGTTCGCTCAAGTCGAAGGCGGCCAGTGGGATGAGGACGCTATAAAGAGTAGGCGTGACCGACCACGATTAACAGTCAATAGAATTGCTGGAGCAATAGACCAGCTCTCAGGTGATCAACGACAAGCAAGAACTGATATTAAAGTTCGACCACTCAAGGGTGGGGCCACTGAGGATGTGGCTAAGGTATTCACTGGATTAATCAGGAATATTGAGAGCCAAAGTAATGCATCAGAAGCTTATGATGACGCATTCGATGAGACCACAAATGGTGGATACGGTGGATGGAGAGTAGTAACCCAAGAAAGTGACGATGATTTCACCGAGCAAGAGATTCTAATACTACCAATTAAGGGTGCCACTACCTCCCTGTGGTTTGATACTGGAGCCATTAGGTACGACAAGCGCGATGCAAATTGGGCATTCCTTACTCGCGATATTACGGAAGAAGAACATAAAGAGCGATACCCTAAATCAGTGGCAAACGATTGGAGTAGCGAGATGTTCGATCGCTCTCTTTGTCGTGGTTGGTTTAGGGATAAAGTCGTTAGGATTGCTGAGTACTGGCGCAAAATACCAGTTAAGAGGAATCTAGCCAAGCTCTCTGATGGGCGGATAATCGATCTCGATGAAGAGAAGGCTGTCATAGATGAGCTTGAGGCTGAAGGTGTTACGGTAATTGCCCAGAAAACCGTTGATTCTCACAAGATTGAAATGTACGTAATGGATGGCAGCGGGATACTTGAAGGCCCTAAAGATTGGGCTGGTAAGTTTATTCCCTTGATACCTATGTATGGTCGTCAAACATTCGTTGAAGGCGTCACGCATACCAGGGGAATCGTTAGGTTCGCCAAAGACGCTAACAGAGTATACAACTACGCCACTAGTGCAGCCATTGAGACAGCCGCGTTAACGCCTAAAGACCCTATCTGGATTACCCCTACTCAATTGAAGGGGCATGAGGCTAAGCTTAGAAATTTCAATGTGCAGAACTCCCCTTTTATGTTGTACAACCCAGATCCACAATCACCAGGCGCGCCTCAGCGTGGTGGGGCCCCATCGGTACAACCTGCATTTATCCAGCAAATACAACAAGCCAGCATGGATCTGTATCACCTTACTGGTATGCAGCCCCCTTCTCTTGGTGTTAACCCAGAGCTTAAATCCGGAAAGGCTATACAGGCGCAGGAGAGGCTTGGTGATCGCGGCTCATACGTGTTTAACGACAACAAAGAAAAGTCTATTAAATACACAGCTGAGATATTGATCGATCTTATACCTAGAATTTACGACACCGAGCGCCAAGAATTAATCATGGCTCAGGATGGTGAGACTGAATTAACGCCACTTAATCAGACGGTATTTGATAAAGAGTCCCAAAAAGATGTGATCGTTAATGATCTTACCCTCGGGAAATATGGCGTTGTGGCAGAAACAGGCCCAGCATTCGCCACTCAGCGTCAAGAGTCTGCTCAACAGATAATCGATCTTATTGCCACATCACCTACTTTCGAAACACTAGCTATGGATCTTGTTGCTAAAGACCTTCCAATACTGGAATCGAAAGAGCTAACCAAGCGTGTTCGTAAGCAGATGATAGCTGGTGGAATCATTGATCCAACCGATGATGAAATCAAAGAGCTTGGACTGGATCAACCTCAAGAGCCTGATCCACAGCAAGAAGCTATCACGACCAATATCGAGATGCAGACTGAGAAGTTAATGAGCGATATTGAGAATCAGGATGCTGATACGACAAGCAAGATAATGAAAGCTCAGCAAGAAACTATCAACACCTATAAAACGCTTATGGATGCTTACAAGGCTCAAATTGAGGCAGGCATACCGTTCACTCAAGATGATCACGACATCCGCGTCAAACAGCAGGACATCATCGAAGAAGGTCAACAACAGATCGATGAAGGACCAAACAGCGAGCAAGCACAAAGCATAACCACAGAACAAGCGGCATTACCCGCACCCCAGAACTCCCCGGATAACCCTAGACGGTTAACTGTAGAGCAACCTTCGGCATCCGTCGGTCAGGATATCGTCTCATAGTAAGACCCGCCCACGTTAAGCGAATTAACGGCTATCGCCCACGTTATGCGTAATGACGGCAACAAATCCTAATAGGTGAAATATGAGTGAAGAGCAAGCCGCACAGGCAGAGGAAACGTTATTGGAGCAGCCTCAAGAACAGGTTGCAGAGAACCAGACCGAAGCCGAACAAGCAGCGCCCGAGAAGACGCCGGAGGAAGTAGCCTTCCAAAAGCGGATCAATAGAGAAGTAGCAAAGCAGCATGCTCAGAAACGACGAGCAGACGATGCGGAGCGGCGGTTAAGTGAGCTTGAATCAAGTAAGGGTAGCCAGGAAACTGCCACGCCAAAGATCGAGGACTTTGATCACGACGAGGATAAGTACCGAGAAGCTCTTATTAAGCATGAAGTAAACCAAGCGGTATCACTTAACACTGAACAGCAGAGTCAGGCTCAGAGGACAGCCCAAGCCAAAACCGATCAAGATTCATTCAATGAACGCATTGATAAGCTAGGCAGGGATGATTTCGATCAGTTAGCTGGAAGTATTCCTGAATTACCACCCGGTGTAGTTGGTGAAATCTCATTATTAGAGAACGGCCCAGAGATTGTTATTCATTTGGCCGAAAACCTCGATGTTGCAGATAAGCTGGCGGGTATGTCACCAGGTAGGGCTTTGATGGAATTGGGTCAAATCTCAGCAAGCATTAAATCAAAACCAGCAGTTAAATTAAGCAATGCGCCAACCCCTATTACGCCTATCTCCTCAGGCGGCTCCCTCAACAAAGATGTTGGGGAAATGTCTATGGAGGAAATTTATGCGATGTAGGCAAGGCCACACTAGGAGATAGCTATCATGGCTAACAATTTTGAGAACACCAGTTTAGTGACCAAAATCGCAGTTAAGGAGTTTTTAAACGCTCTTGTGATGGGTCAAAAAGTAGATCGTCAACTCGATTCACAGTTCCGTAAAGTTGGGGATACCATTAATGTTCGACGTCCTGTGATGTTCGCTGCGACAGATGGTGCAACCCTCGGTTCAGCTTCAGATATCGAAGACAAAACATTACCTGTTCAACTTGATAGTCGTAAAAAGGTTCACTTTGAAATCACGTCTCAGGACATGACTCTTGAAGTTGCTGACATGACTTCTCGTTACATTCGACCAGCAATGGAAGAGTTGGCGCAGAAGGTTGAAACTGATATCGGTGCAATTTATACCACTATCGGTAACTTCTCTGGAACACCGGGAACAACTCCTGGAACGTTCCTATCTGTAGCGAATGCCGGATCAGTATTAAGCAAGCTAGGTGTTGCCATGAACGAAAGGAGCCTGTTTGTTGACGCAAACGCATCGGTTTCCTTGGCTGACGGCCTGAAAACAGTATTCCCTACTGATATTGCTTCTAAAGCAATCGAAGAGGCCATGGTAGGTCGTTACGGTCGATGGGATATCTTTGAGTCTAACTCACTGACGAGCCACACTGTAGGTGTTAACACTGGTACTCCATTGGTTGATGGCGCTACTCAGAACGTTACCTATGCAGCTTCCGGTAGCGCCTGGACTCAGAGTTTAGTTACTGACGGTTGGACTAACTCCATCACTGACATCTTGTTAGCTGGTGACGTTATCACAATTGCTGGCGTTAACTCTGTGAACCGCCGAACTCGTCAAGACACTGGCGATCTTCAGACCTTCACCGTGACTGCGGATGCCACTTCTGGTGCGTCTACTGGTCCAGCCACTTTGACTATCAGCCCTCCAATGATCACTAGCGGACCTTACCAGACTGTTACGGCAGCCCCTGCTGATGACGCTGTGATCACTGTTAAGACTGGTACTGGTGGCGTAAGTTATCCTCAGAACCTTGGCTTCCATAAGAACGCTATCACTCTTGCGATGGCTCCTTTGGATATGCCTGTTGATGGCGCTAGTGCAGCACGAGAAACCTTTAAAGGGGTTTCAATTCGATCTGTTCGCCAATATGACATTACGAATGATAAGACCGTATTCCGGTTTGACATCCTGTATGGCGTAAAGGCTCAGAACCCAGACTTTGCAGTTCGATTGACTGGTTAAACGTACGGCCCTCAGAAATGGGGGCTTTTTTTTGGAGATTACATGCAAGATTTTAAACGTTGGATTTATCACGAAACAAAGCAACCAAGAATTATAAATAATAGCGAATATGAGCAATATGAACCACTGGGATGGGCAGATAGTCCCGCTCAGTTCATCAAGATTGAGTCATTGGGTATCGACAAAGAAGATTCAGAAAAAGCACAGCAGGCCTTAGATGCGGTCGCTGGTGTCGTTGAATCACTGAACGGTGCATTAAACCTGGGTTCAATGAGCAAAAACGAATTAGAGGACTATGCCAAAGAGCATTTTGGCGTGGATATAGATAGGCGCAAGAACATCAAGGCTCTACGGGCTGAGGTGTCGAGGCTGAGCAATGACAACAGTAGCGCAAATAATTAATGGTGCAGCGGAAGAGATAGGCGTAAAGACTGCTGAGATCAATCTGGAGCCTGCTGATTTTCAGGTAATCCTAAATCGCATGAATGATATGCTTTTGGAGTGGGTTGATTCAGGTCTGGTTACTTCATATACAGAAGTGACTAATTCAACTGCCGTAGTTGATATTGAGCGTCACGCAATTGCCGCCATAAAATATAATCTCGCCATACGCTGTGCACCCGCGTTCCAGAAGGTAATTACTCCAGCATTGGCCGCATTGGCTTCCGACACTCTCCAAAGGCTTGAGGCATCTTCAATCAATATTGGAGAAGTCGCGATGCCGGATACTCTTCCTATTGGATCAGGGAACGATTGCGTTGATAGCTTCTTCTTTAATCGATTCTTCCCTCAAAACCAGAAGGAAAACTTCTAGATGCCGCGCACCCCGCTTCCATTAGGGTTCGGTTTCTACGAGTCAGAAAGCCTGCCTCTGTCAGCTCAAAGATGCATCAACTGGATACCTGTGATGGTTGAAGGTCCATCAATGAGCGATAGGGCTCTCATGCAGCCACCAGGACTTAAGGTTGTTGTCGACTCAGGGTTTGAGGTAAACCGAGGTGGAATAGCGGTAGATAGGGTGCCTTATTTCGTTAATGGCACTCAGTTAATATGCGTTGACTCATTGCTGAACAAGACCAATCTAGGGACTATACCGGGATCCGGTCGAGTCTCCATGGCTACTAACGGGCAATTCCTTGTAATTGTAGTTCCGGGTCAATCAGCGTTTGTATTTGATAATGTA